TGGCACGGGCTTGGGCTTCGGGCCTGCCTCATGCTGAAGCTCGGGCGGGACGAAGATCGCGGTGTGTGCGCCGAAGGAGCGAGCGTCCGCGTCGGGCTTGAAGATCGGCACCGGAGGCCCGAGGACGGGCTTCTTCTTCTTCGGCACCCTCTTCGCAGCCTGCTTCTCCCGCGCTGTGTCGGCGCTGTCACCCATGGGCTACAGCTTAGGGCCGAAGCCGGGGTTCTTCTGCAGCCACGACCTTGGAGGATCGACGTTCGGGAAGATGATGTTGTACGCCGCCCTCTTGATCTGGTTCGGGGTGTAGCCGACCTCCTTCAGGAGGGGGCCGATCACGTTGATCGTCTGGTACATGATCGATCCGAAGTTGAGGGTCGCCCGGCGCTGCGCTTCCTTCTTCGCCGAGGCGTACTTCGGCGTGGCCGTCCACTTGCCGTCGGAGTCCTCGTCCCAGTCGGCAGGCGCGTTGATGTTCGGCGTCTTCTGGGCGATGGCCTTGATCGCCTGCAGCGCAGCCGCCGCGCCGAGCTTCTGGGAATCCTTGATCGCCTGCCGCTTGGTCGCCGGGGTCGCGGCCTTCGGGTTCGAGGCGTTCGCTGCCCTCGTCGCCGAGGCGTTGGCGCTGATCCGGCTGGAGTCTGCGTTCTGCTGCGAGATCCCGACCCGTGCGGTGTCGAGGATCTGATCCTGCTGCGCCTTCCAGCGGTAGACCTCGGCCCGGTCGGCGGCGGTCGTCGCGTTGGCGAGCGCCACCTTGAACTGGTTGTCGATCTTCTGCTGGGCCTGCTCGATCTGGACCTTCTTGATCGCCAGCGTGGCCTGGAACTCGCGCTCGTCGGCGATGGCCTTGATCTGGTCGCCCCGTGCGCCGAGCAGTTGCTCGCGCAGGGTGGACTCTTCCTTCGTCCGGTTCGCGGTCAGCGTCCCGATCTGCTCGGCGAGGTCGCCCCGGATCTTGGCCCGGTCGGTGTTCTCGTTGACGATCCCCTCCTGCAGGCCACGGTCGGCGAGCGCCTTCGCGGCCTCGTTCATCCACTGCCGCCCGATCCCGCCCATCCGGGTGTCGTACTCGCCGGGGATCCCGCCGCCCCGGAAGTACTCGGTCTGCCCCTGTGAGGTGGCGTCGAAGCCCGTGCCGCCAGCGCCGACCCGCGAGAGCGCCTGCTCCTGGGTGGCGAGGTCAGCCTTGAGCGCGTCCTGCACCCCGCCCGTCGCTGTGCCTGCGAGGCCCGTGATCGTGCGAGCGGCCTGCTCCCAGCCGTCCTGCACGTCGATCCCGAAGCCTGCGTTCAGCTTCGCCGCCTGCGCGTAGGCGTCCTGCAGCGCAGTCCTCCGACCCTCTGCCTCCTTGCGGAGACGGTCGGCCTGGTCGTTCAGCACCTTCTGGTTGGTGGCGAACGACTCCGCCGCCATCCGCTTCACCCGCGCCTCGATCTGGGCGGGAGTCTCGATGGTCGAGAAGGAGTCCTGTGTGGTCGGTGCCTTGTTGACGACGCGCACCGTCGGCTTGACCGCCTTCGCTGCTGGCTTCGGCGCGGCGTAGTAGCCGAGGCCCTCGGTGAACTTGGCGACCTGGTTCTTGCCCAGCTTCAGCACGTCGCCGGGCGCGTAGCCCTTCGACTGCGGACCTGGGTTGAAGGTCGAGTACGTGCGACCAGGGACGGGCTTCGGCTTGGTCTTCGCCTTCGCCATCTAGCGCAGCCTTGCCGCAGCAGCCGGATGGTTCGCAGCCCAGGTGGCGTAGCTGACCCCCGGTCCAAGCTGCGCGATCAACTGCGCCTTGGTCGTGATGTTCGAGTTGTTGCCCCAGGCGATGGGCTTCGGCGCAGCGGCACCGGGGACAGGCGGGATCGTGCCGCCCGAGGCCGGGGTCGTGATCGTCTCCTCCGGTGTCCCCTCCTCCCAGGTGTTCGGGTAGGCGGCGGCGAGGCGAGCAGCGGCGGACGAGCGAGCGGCGGCGATCTTGTCGGCGATGGTCTGGCGCATCGTCGCGAGGCCAGCGGTGCCCTCGTCGGCACCCGAGAGGAAGGAGCGCATCGCCGTGTAGTCGCCCTGCTCCTTCGCCTCAAGCGCCCGGCGCGTCTGCTCGGTGTTCGCGCCCGAGGATCCGATCCCGCGAGCGGCGAGCGCGGCTCGCGACTGGCGCAGCCCCTTCGTCATCGCGGCCAGGTTCTGGGCGACCTGCGAGAACTTGTTGTTCTGCGCCGCCTGGATCGTCGGGTCATCGATGTACTTCGCGTAGTCGCCGAGCTTCGAGGAGTCGCCGCCGTAGTCGATGAACGCCTGACGGAGCGCCTTCTGGAAGCTCGCCTCTGCCTCCCCCTGCATCTTGTTGCCCTGTGCCTCCGCTCCCGTGACCTCCCAGTCGCCGGGGATCATCGCCGCCCAGTCGGTGGTGTTCCAGTGGCCTGGGGTCGCAGGCTTGACCGAGGTCACCGCCGGGGTGAAGGGAGAGGCGGGGTTCGCAGCCGTGCCGGGCACGTCGTGGCCGGGCAGCGCGTTGGCCTGGGTCGCCGCGCCCCAGCCTGCGTTCGCGAGCCAGGGCTGGTAGGGCGCGTTGATCGAGTCGATCTTCTTGACCGTCGCCGGGGAGGGACCGAGGGACCCGTACGGGTTGGTCACCTTGGGCACGTTCTTTACGGCAGCGACAGCCACAGCAGGATGCTACTACCCGGTGGTGATGACATAGAGGACGGCGTGGTAGCCAGGGCTGTCCGCGCCCGGCCCACCGGAGGAGTTCCCGGCCACCGCATGGGTGTGTCCACCGTCGGGGGAGATCGTGTGCCCGTGGTCGCCGACGCCGTCGATGTGAAGGCCATGGCCGTGACCGCCGTCGCCACCCACCCCGGCGCTTGAGTAGTTGAGCGAGTCCACCGGGTCGAAGAAGGCCCCCGCCGTGCCCTGCTGGCGGGTGATGTAGTTCGGCCCCGCGATGTTGAAGGTGTGGCCGTGGGTCCCCGCTCCATCGACGCCTCCGCTGTGGCTGTGACCGCCTCCCGCGCCGACGCCACCGCCGTGGGAGTGGGACCCCTTCGAGTCTGTGTTGAGCGCGATCCCGTGATGGTGCGAGGGTCCGCGCTGGCCCATCGCCCTGCCGTCGTTGTCGGTCAGCGCCGTCAGGATCGAGCCGATCCCGTAGAGCGCACGGTCCCGGTAGTCGGGGACGTTGAACGAGTTCACGTCCGCCGCCCCGTAGGTGGTGCCGATGATCTCGAACAGGGCCGGGTAGTTGAGCCGCGCCACCGACTGCCCGTTGCAGGGCAGCGAGCCGGGCGGAGGCACCAGTCCGGCGAAGGGCAGCACGATCCCTGCCGCCAGGTTGCGTACCGATCCCGTGCCGGGAGAGAAGGTTCCGAAGATCGAGGAGGCCGGAAGCTGGATCCCCGACTGCTCGATGAAGCGCTTCAGCCAGACGAGGAACTCGGGCGGGAAGACGGTCGGGTCGCCGAGCGTGTACTCGGCGGTGTCCTTGCGGCGCTCGACATCGATGATGCCCTCGTCGCGGGAACTCACGTCGTGACCTTGGCCCGATCCTGGCTCGTCTGCTGGACACCGAGCGCGTAGAAGCGGTGGATCCGCGAGGGGGTCAGAGCGGTGACGCGCACCATCACGCCGTAGCCGCGCTTGCCGACAGGCAGCTTCTTGCGCGAGTACTCGATCACGTCAGGCAGCTTCCCTGCCTCCACCCACCCGGTCACCGAGCCTGTCGCGAAGTCGATGTCCTCCGGGGTCGGCGGGTCGGTGCGGTACTCGACCTTCAGCCCGTCGGCGGTGATCGCCCTGGTGAACGACTGGTGGTGGTAGGAGGTGAAGAGGTGGTGAAGCCGCTGCATCCCCTCCTCCTTGGTCAGGCGCTCGAAGCCCGTCGTGAACGAGGAGAGGACGGGGACGCCGTTGCCATCGACGTAGTCGGGCAGCGGGTCGGGCGGAGGGATCTGGTCTTGGAACATCCGCGACAGGCGCACCATCCGGTTCGTCGTCAGGTGCCCGACCCAGGACTGCTCCATCGCCGACTCCGAGGGGATGTAGGTCGTGGCCGGGAAGTTCGTGAACCGGAACCAGGAGCGCGTGTTGAGGTCGCAGACGAGAGTGAAGTTCACGTCGAGCGCGGGAGGCACGGTGCAGTTGACGGTGACGAGCAGGTAGTCGAGGAAGATCCCCGCCGAGACAGCGTTGAGCGCGATCCGGTTCCCGTAGGCCACGCGCCAGAAGTCTCCGATCCCGCCAAGCTCGGCCAGGTTCCTGACCGTCGAGCCGTCGGTGAGGAAGATCCCGCGCTCGTCGGCGAAGACGATGTTCTCGCGCCAGGGGGCGATGGTCTGGGGCAGGGTGCAGCCGACCTGCTCGGTCAGCGGCTCCACGAACATGTCGGTGTCCACGCGAGGGCGGGAGGGACCGACCCTCTGATCCGCTCGATGGCAGCAGGGTGGTAGACGAGGATCTGGCCCGACATCGGAGCCATCCCGGTCACCTCGTTGGTGGTGCCGATCCACGACACCGAGTCCCAGGCCGCGAGCGGCCCACCGTCCTCCTCAAGCTGGGAGAAGAAGACCTTCTGCGGTGCAGCCGGGTCACCCGCGACGACGAGCCGCGCCTTGTAGGCGATCCCCACCTTCCCCTTCGGGGTCGAGGCATGGGCGTCGGCGACGGTGACCGTGGTGCCGTCGTAGGTCACCACCTTCGGCACCGTCAGGCCAGCGCCGTCGAAGAAGTAGACGCGGTCGTTGAGCTTGACCCCGTTCTGGACCATCGTCGCCGGGCCTGCGCCGACCGAGGTCGCCACCCCGGTGATCAGGTTCACGTCCCAGATCTGGGAGTTGGCGACGACGAGCAGCTTCTGCCCCTTGGCGAAGGCAGCGTGGTAGCCGCCCTGGATCGTGCCGCCGAGGGTGGCGGTGAAGTACTCCCACGCGCCGCGCTGCTCGATCCGCGCACCCTTGCGGTTCGGGATCGCGTCGATCAGGTCCCAGAGGTAGCCGCTGGGCAGGGAGTCCACCGCGAAGTCCCGCGCCATCCCCTTGATGTTCTTGAAGATCTCGACGGGCTGGGCCATCTAGCCCCCCATGAACGATGCGGCGTCCGGCACCGAGCCGACGGTGCGGAGCGGGTTGCGCCGACGCGGTCCGCCGGGCGTGACGCGCTTGGCGAGGATCTTCTTGATCTTCGCAAGCTCGCCGCCGTTGCCGTCCTGGCCCTCGTACTGGACGCGCCACTTCTCGCCGTTGCCCGACGCCTCATGCTGCATGTACTCCCCGCCCTTCCAGAGGACGTAGGTGATGATCGTCGGGTGGAACTCGGCGGCGAGGCCACCGTACTGCTGGTGCGAAGGGGAGTCGGTTTCGAGCGGCATCGGCTGGGGCCGGAAGACGCCGATCACCCGCAGCGTCTGCTCGCCGATGGGCGAGATCCAGAGCAGCGGCTCCTCCCAGGCGTAGCCCCGGCCACCGTGGGCCTGGATCTTCTCGATGTCCTCCCGCGTGTAGCGGTCGAGGTAGCCCCTGGAGTCGGCCAGGTCGAGCAGGGAGATCAGCGAGAAGGTGGACATGTCGTGCGTCTGGGTGTCGGCGGTCGTCGTCATGTTGATCACCCTCGCGCCGGGGCGCGTCCGGGCGACGATGTCGCAGATCCCCTCGTAGATCAGGTCGGTGACGAGCGTCGTCTCCGAGAACGTGGTGTCGTCCTGCAGGCCCAGCGTGTACTGGATCCGCTCCATGATCTGCTTGCGGGTCACTCGATGACCCCCTGGATCTGTTCGACCATCTCCTCGGTCAGCCCTTCACCGACCGAGCCGTTCACCGTCGGCTCTGCCGACTCGTAGACCGCGAGCTTCTCCTCCAACTCCGCGATCCTCTCGTCCCGCGCCTGGATCTCCATGATCAGGGCGCGGCGGGTGACCTCCAGGTCACCGATGGCGGCGAGCATGACTTCGTGTTGGTTCATCATTCTCCTCTAGGTCTTGATGATGTAGTTGATCACGATGTAGGCCGGGGCGTCCACCGCAGCGGTGCCACCGACGCCAGCCGCACCGCCCGAAGCAGAAGCGGTGATGCCAGTCGTCTCGTTGACGCCAGCGGTTCCGGCTGGCGGAGCGCCGCCACCGGACTGGCCCGTGCGGATCTGACCCGGAGCCTTCTCGGAGCCGCCGCCTGAGTAGGCGAATCCCTGGGTGCCGCCTCCACTCGTTGTCTCCGTCCAGTACCTATGCGTGTGGCCGGGATCACTGATGTTGATCGTCGGCACCGTGAAGGTGTGGTTGTGCTTCGGCCTCCGGTTCCCGACAGCGACACCGTCGTTGTTGCCGAGGGTCGCGACATCGGCGTGGGTGCCCTTGCCGACCGCAACCCGGCCCTGCATGTCAGGCAGGTTGAAGTGGGTGCCGTCAACGGAGCCGTAGGCGGTACCGATGGCGGCGAAGAGGGCGGCGTAGGTGGCGCGAAGCTGGGAGGAGCCGTCGCAGAGCAGGTACCCCGCCGGGGCCGCAGCCCCTGCGTACATCGAGATAGTGCCCGGAGGAGGCCCGGTGGCGGCGGTCGTCTGGACGGAAGCGTCGGGGAACTTGACCCCCACCCCGACCTCCAGGGTGCCATCCGTCTTCACGACGTTCGCCGCCGAGCGGTAGAGGCTTGTGTCGAGAGCCGAGCCGAAGAAGAGCCTGTTGCTTGGCCCGACGTTGGAGTTGTCAACGACGATCCCGCCAGCGGAGTAGAGAGACTGGACGATCATCGCGCCGTCAGTGGCGAGAATCCCGACCCCGGCGCGGTAGAGCCTCGTATCGGGCGCTGCTGCTGTGTTCCCTGGCCCCCAGGCCATCCCGCCGTCCGCGTACATGAGGAAGCGCCAGCCAGCATCTCCCACTTGCTGGAAGGTGAGGAAGTAGCCGCTGGAGGGAACCCCTCCTACGGACGAGAAGGCAACCGCGCCAGCGCCAGTCGGATTCGCTCCGACGGTGCCAGTCGCGGCCATGAAGCCCTGGACGTTCAGAGCGGCACCCATCTGAAGCTGCCCAGGGCCAACGCGATAGAGGCTCGCATCGGTGGCACCCGCCCCTGGCCCCCAGAAGATGTGGCCGCTGTTCTGGATCGTCAGGCGAGGGCCAGTGTCACCAGCAGCCTGCGCCGAGAAGACGAACGAGTAGAGGGACTGGTTGTTGTTGACGATGCTGCCGTCCGGGTAGATGTTCCCGGTGATCTGGAGGTGCGCTTCCATCCGCAGGTACTGCGCCCCCGAGCGGTAGAGGAAGGCGTCGGGAGCAGTCGCGCCTCCCGGCCCCCACTTCATCTTTCCGTTGCCGTCAAGCTCAAAGCGGTACTCGTTCTCGGTCTGGAACCACGTCCCGAGAACGGTCTGGGTCACGACCGTCTTCGGATTCACGTCGAGCGCCCCGTCGTTCAGCATCAGGTTCTCGGTCACAAGCTGATGCGCGACACCGCGAGCGAGCCATGTGTCCGTGGGGGTAGCCCCTCCCGGCCCCCACCGATGCTCGCCGCTCCCCTTAACCTCCCAGCGGTCGTTCGCCTCATCGACGCCACCCGGACTCTGGTAGACGCCGATGGCGAACGCGGTCAGGGAGGGGCTTGCGATCCAAGCCTGGGTGCCTCCGAAGAACGGCCCGTCCACCCAGAAGCTCCCACTGGTTACCAGGGTCCCGGCCCCGGCACGGTAGAGGGCTGTGTCCGGCGCGGCAGCACCACCCGCTCCCCAGTCAATCCGACCGTCAGCCGTGAGCTTGAACGCAGGCTGGGTGTCCCCAGCGTTGAAGCGGTTGCGGATTAGGTGGGCCGTCGGTGAGGCGACAACCACGTCGGCGGGGATCCCTACCGCCGCCGCGAGTCCCTGCTCCAGCTTGTTCATGTTGACGGCGTTGACCGGGGTGACGCCGTCCTGCCAGTCGGTGGGCGTGTAAGCCATCAGCCTGGAGTATGGACGCAGGTACGGATCACATCGACCTCTCTGTGGTCGGGACGAGCAGCCAGTCCTCTTCCTCGGTTGCCGCCAGCACCACATCCTCCTCCTGCGAAGGGGCGAGCGTGACGGAGCCGTCGGCGGTGGGGACGAGGATCCACGGTACTTCCTGGGTCGGAGGCAGCAGGATGTCGCCGGGGCCTGTCGGCCCGAGCCAGTCGTAGGTGAGCTTGGCGCTGACCTGGGCCTGCCCCTGGATCAGAGCGGCGAGGTAGAGCCGCAGCCCGAAGATCAGCGCCAGGTCTGCCTTGCCCTGGATCGCGGCGTTGAGCGCCAGCGTGGCGCGGACGAGGTTCGCCTGGATGCCGCCCTGCCCCTGGATCTCCACCGCGAACGGGAGGCTCGTCCGAAGCAGCGCTTCGAGGCTGGCCTGGCCCTCGATGGTTGACGGGTAGTTGACGGTGCGGACGAAGTCCTGCGTGATCACCGCGTGAGGCCCGGAGGCTCCGCCGACGAGGAAGGTGCCGACCAGATGCTCGCCGACGAGCGGGATGATCGTGCCGATGTAGGCGTCGAAGAAGATGACCCTGGACGACTGGGCGACGACGACCGCCGACCGGGCGATGGTGACCGCCATCGACTTGGTCGCGCCCCTGTCGGCGCTGACCGTCGCCTGGCCCTGGACGCTGACGCCGAAGCCGACCGTCTTGCCGATGGCAACGGTGACCTGGGCCTGGCCCTGGATCAGCCCTGCGGCTGGGACTCCCGTCCTCAGGTCTGCCGCGAGCGCGGCCTGTCCCGAGATCGCAGCGACGAACGGGATGTAGTTGGCGACCGAGGAGATCGACATGTCGGCGGCGACCTGCGCCTGACCTGCGACCGGAGCGACCATCGTCGCCACCACCGAGGCCCGGATCAGGTCGGCGCTGAGAGCCGCCTGCCCGGCGATGGCAGCAGCGAGTCCACGGGCTGCGTTCGCCTGGGCGACGAGCGCCGCCGCCCTGGCGATGTCCACCTGGAGGCCGCGAGTGACCGAGAGCGAAGCGCCGAGCGTGGCCTTCCCCGAGATCAGCCCGTCGAAGGCGTCGAGGTGGATCGTCTGGAGATCGACCTGGAGAACGTCCTCGTCCCCGACGAGGAACTCGCCGACCGTGTGTTCCCCGGCGTAGGGCTGGTTCGTCTGCAGCAGGATCGCCAGCGAGACGATGGTCGGCGGGATGATCACCGTGTCGGCGCTGACCGCCGCCGCCCCTGCCACCGAAGCGACGGGGGAGAGGATCCGGCCAAGCGCAGGCGCTACGCTCGCCGCCCTGGCGATGGTGCAGTCGAAGGTGACGAGGGTCGAGATCTCCTCGACCTCGACCGTGACGGCGCGGTAGGCCGCGTTCGAGGAGGTGACCGCCACCGAGTCCGCCGCCGGGTTCGTGGTCAGAGCCGCCCTGGTGTGGACGCTCATCAGCGCCGCAGCCCCGGCAGGCTGGATCGACTGGTTCGTCCACCCTGTCGGCGGCGTCCCGACCGCCGTGATCGCTACGGCCCTGGTGCCGACCCTCACCCCTGTTGAGGAGCCGTCCGTGTCGTTCAGGGTCAGCGCCGGGTAGACGATGGTCTGGGTGTTGTTGCCTGCCCCCGACGAGGAGCGAGCCGCCGAGGTCGAGAGCCTCGTATTCGCGGAGGGACGGAGGACGAGGACGCAGATGTGGGTCGCGTTCGTGAACGCGCCCGTCGTCGTCGTCGTGGCGGTGGCGACGAAGCTGACGACCGTCAGCCCCATCGAGAACTGCGCCCCCGACTGCAGCGTCTGCCAGGCGGGGACGGTGCCCCCGGCAGCAGGGACCGACGGCGCGACAGTCCCCCGCGCCGAGACGATGATCAGATCGCCGACGTTATGCGCCGGGATCGCGACGGATGTTGCCGCCGCCGATGCCTGCCCGACGACTGACGGCATGGTCTACGTGTCCGTGTAGGAGAACGCTCCGACGTTGATCTGCGCGGTGTCGCCCGAGAGGACAGCCTTGGCCGTGGTGAAGTCGCCCCAGAGGAGCAGGTTGTCCGCCGCCGTCTTCAGGTTGCCGTCGAAGACCGCAAGCTGCGGGATCACAGCGGAGGCGTTCCAGTTGGCGGTGGCCGTGACCCAGGTGATCGCGGTCGAGTTGACCTTCGCGGCCATGCCGACGATGGAGGCGAAGTTGGTCGTGTTGTTGACCTTCGAGACGCGGTCGTAGGAGCCGCCCGTCACCTCGCCTGCCGTGTTGCCGACGTAGGCGGACATGTTCGTGCCTGCCGCCGTCGTCCAGAGGCCGAAGTAGACCGTGCCGGGAGCGGCGAAGGCGACGGCCCCGAGGACCTCGTTCCGCAGCTTCTCGGAGAAGTAGTTCGACTTCCCGCTCGCCATCAGGAGCAGGTCGAACCGCTTCCTGAGGCGCTTGAGCATCTCGCGAGGGAGGTCCGCATCCTTGAGCGGATCCCGCAGAAGCTCCGCCGCCGCACCAGGGTGGAGGCGGACCGGAGCGAACGTCACTGGCTGTAGCACTGCGTCCATGTCATGCCTCCGTTGAAGTTTGGCCGTGGATCTCGTCCACCTCTAGCTCAACGATGTTGAGATCCTCCTGCACCGGGTCGTCGTCGGTTGCCACGCGGAAGCTGCCGTCCTCATCGACCAACCGGACAGGACCGGACGGGATGTCCGCATAGTGCGCGGTGACCCCGTCGATGGTCTGGATCGACTTCGGGCCGTCGTAGACAGCGCCGGGCTTCAGCTTTCGGGTGGCACCCATAGCTCCCCCATCCTGGTCAACTCGTCGGACAGACTGAGCCGGGAGCCGACATGCTCCTCGCCGACGTGGTCGTAGCCCAGTTGCTGAAGCTGGAGGTCGGCGACGGGGAAGCCGCAGGTCGGGCAGCGCTTCGGGAACGCGCCCTGAGGGCGGAGATCCTCGAAGCACTGGATGCAGAGGATCCCCGTCCGCAGCCACTCGAAGCCCTCGCGGGTGAAGGTGATCTTCGGCTCGTAGGCGACCCTGCCGCCGGAAAGCTGGCGCACCCGAGAGCGCTCGCCCTCATCGATGTCAACGATCAGGCCGTCGAGGTAGCTCACGCCGTGACCGTCTCGACCTGCTGGTCCTTGATCGTCTCCTCCAGTGCCTCGATCACCGCGTCACGGTGAGGGCCGAAGAGCTTCTCGTAGGTGAGCGCCTCGTTGAGATCGAATCCCATCTCGACCAGCCCGGCCACCATCTGGAAGGCAGGCATCTCGACCGTGTCCCAGGTCGGGTAGGGGGCGGGGACGGAGGTCACCTCGGCGATGAAGAAGTCGTCGTTGATCGAGACGAGGCGGCGAAGCTCCGTCTCCACGATCTCCTTCGTGGCCTCGTCGTAGCCCTGCTTCTCGGTGTCGAAGACCGAGAGGCGGTAGCTGATGTCGGCTGGTGTCGCCTCGTCCACGTGCTGGTAGCGGCCCCGGAAGGAGAACTCCTTCGAGGCCCTCTCGATCTCGGATTCATAGATCGTCTCGTCGCTGAAGTTCCTGAACTTCGCGTAGATCGGCTCGACGGTGACCTGGATCGATCCGTCGCCCATCCCCTTCTGCTGCTGGTGGCGGATCTGGACGCCGTACTCGCCGAACTGGCTGATGCAACGCATGCTGCCTCCTCTGGCCTCGGGACTTTCGGGGGGCCACGGCCCAAGGCCGTGGATCCGTGACCCCCCGATGCTACGCCTTACAGGATCCCGTAGAGCAGACCGTGCGTCTTCTCCTGGGCGACCGTCCAGCTTGACTCGGTCAGGTACTCCGCCGAGACGCGGTCCATGCCCGGACCCTGACGGTTCGTCAGGAGCTTCGTGTCGCGGTCGCGCAGAGGACGACGCTCGACGTTCGTGATGTCCACGACGAAGAGGTTGCCGTTGCCGATCTGGGCACCCGCGACTGCCGGGTAGTTGGACCACTCCTTCTTGACGACGACCGGGATCAGCGTCCCGAACACGCCCGAGAGGAAGCCGTCCACCTGGACGCCGTGGACCTTCTCGTTGCTCGGCTTCCAGAACGCGCCCTGGCCCGAGCGGTTGAAGCGCGAGATGTAGTAGGCCCCGATGGTCCCGGTGTAGATCACCTTGTCCGGCGATCCCTTGGCGAGAACGGTGGCGAGGAACTGGTCGAGGAAGTCCGACGTGAGTTCGCCGTTGACGTTCTGCTTGTTGGTCTGGATGAACTCGTAGAGTCCACCCGCCGACCCGGTCACGTCGTCGTTGCCGCCGCCTGCGACGTTGACGAAGTCCCGCGCCCCGAAGAAGCCGTTGTTCTCCAGCTTCCGCTTGTGTTCGACCAGCTTCCGAGCCGCCTCCTTCGCAGGCTCGCGTCCGCCGTAAAGCTCGATGGCGGTCGCCGTGCCCGAGAAGGTCCAGCTTGTGCGGTGGATCTGGGTGTAGTTGAAGCCCAGCACCCGCTGGCTGTACTTCATCTGCGGCAGGTCCGCGCCCTGCTTCTGCGCGTCGGAGACGACGAGCATCTTGTCGCCCGTCAGCCCGGCGACCGAGGCCGCAGGCTGACCGCCCCAGGACGGGACGACGGTGAGCGCACCGCCTGCGTTCGCGGTGACGAGGAGGGCCTCGCCCGTCCTCATGTTCCGCAGCACGTCCTGCGGCAGCACCGAGACGCCGTCGGCGGCGGAGATGACCGCTGCCACCGCGCCTGCGGTGTACCCGGCGGTCAGCGTGACCACCGTGTTGACGTACTGCTCCTCCAGCCAGTTGACCTTCTCCCGCGTGGCTACGCGGTTGGATGACCGCTGGGTCATCGTGGTGAACTGGGTGGAGTCGGGATCCAGAAGACGCATCTTCGGATCCATGTCCACGACCTTCTCGTCCGCGAGGAACTCTTCGGTCTGGACGAAGTTGCCTACGGCGATGTCCGCCATGACTCTCCCTGGTATCGAGCTTTGACTAGGACTCGTCTCCGTCGGGAGTACCGCCTTGGCGGTTCCTCGGGGGAACTATGTGCCCGACCGTGTCGCCTCGGCGATGGTCATGGGGGCTGGCCCGGATACTAGACCAGCCCCCCGGACGGCGCTACTCGCCTCTGCCGTAGGTGGGACGGTTGCCGTCCCAGCCCTTCTCCTCGATCTCCTTGTCGAACTCGTCCCAGAAGCCGCCCTGCTTCTTCGGCTCCTCGCGAGGGCCACCCGCCTGCTGGATCCCGGCGGCGTTCTGGCGAAGCTGCTCCTCCTGCACCCGCGCTGCGACGACATCGTCCGTCTTCGCCTTCTGGACGGTGACGTTCCCCTGCGCGACGAGGTCGAAGACGGAGCGGGTGGCGATCCGGCGGATGTCGGGGTCGTGGCTCATCATCCCCTGCACCGAGGGGTGGGCTGCGCCAAGCTCCTCCGCCTTCGCGAGGATCAGCGGCCCGTGGCTGTCGATGTTCAGCCCCAGCGAGGTGAACGTCTCGCCGAGCGCGGCGGTGTACGTCTCCTGCTCGGAGGGCTGGGGAGCGCTGACCGCCTGGACGATGCGGGAGTGGAAGGACCGCGCCGTCCGCGCCTCGGCCTCGCCCATCGATGACCAGCGATCCATGATCGCCGCGTAGAGGTCGGGCCGCTGCTGCTGCAGCGCGTTGTAGGCCCACTCGCCGGGGTCGTCGGAGACGGTCGCCTCGTTGACCCAGTTGTCCTCCTCCTGGGTCAGGTTGCCGGGAGTATTGAGCGCGTCGATCCGCTCCTGAATCTCCCGTGTCTCCGCCTCCTGCTGTAGCCGCCGCGCCTCCTCGGCTTTCGCGCCGAGCATCTTCTCCTTCTCGTACGCGGCCTTGGCGACCTTGGCGACCTGCGGGTTGTCGAGATCGAGGTCATCGCCGTACTGCTTCTTGGCCCAGGTGGCGTACGCCTCTTCCCGTTCTTCCACCTCTTCCTGAGGTGGAGTTTCGGGAAGACCCTCGACGGTTTCGTCAGGATCTTCGGCAGGCGTCTCGACCTCGGGGGTTTCGACCTCCACCTCGGGGTCGGGCGTCTCCAGCACGACCTCCTCGATGGGCTTCGCCTCGACGGGGGCCTCGGTCGGGAACGGGGCCTCGTTCTCTACGGGCGGCTTCGCGCCGAAGATCTCCTCGTTGAAGAAGTCCTCGACCTCTCTCTCAGCATCTGCGGCCTCAGGCATGCTCTAGCTCCTCCTCTTCCTCTTCGATCTCCACACCCTGTGTGCGGAGGTATCGAATCAAGTTGCGCTCGGCACCGATGGGCATCGCGATCTGCCACTTCAGGATGAAGAGGCACCCACGCCAGAAGTCCATCGCTCGCTGGTCAACAGGCTCGGGACCCTTCGCCGCCGAGAGCATCTTCTTCTCGATCCGCGTGATCTCCCGCTGATGCTCCGCGATGTACTCGGGCCAGTTCGGGTTCTTCGTCAGCCCTGACAACGCCGCTTGCCGTCGAGTGAGTTCCTCTCGGGCTTCGCGGCTCATCGGCATCTGCTCAGGCTACTGCGTTCTCCCGACCTGTGCGAGTTGCGACTGAGCGAAGGACTCGGGCGTCATCGAGAGTCCGCCGCCAGGAGGAGCGGTCATGCCTGCGGGATTACCTGGGACGGGGGGACCACTGGGTGCCTCCGGGGAGGGAGGAGTTCCCATGCCGCCTGGGGAGCCTGGGGAGGCTGGGGGAGCGGCTGCTCCCCTCGTCCCAGGTGCGTTGGCGAAGTACCTCTCGGTGTCCTGCACCCCGTAGCTCTTCAGGAAGTCCTCCACGAATGCCTTCATGTTGAGCGGGATGATCTGGGACACGTTCGCCGCCGTCTGGAGCTTCGCCTGTTCCTCGGCCCTCTTCTCCTGGCGAAGCATCGAGTCGTCCATGACAGAGATCTTGCAGTCGAAGTCGCCCTGCAGGTCGAGCGGGGAGACAAGGATCAGTCTACGGTTCCCCTCCTTGCCCATCACCGAGACGGCGCGGTCGCCGCGCATCATCTGGCCCATGACCTGGAGGAACTGCTCGCCGATCTGCTCGTAGGCCCAGGTGTAGTGCTGCTTCCTCGCGCTGATGATCTTCTGCGCGATGGAGGTGATGATGCTCATCCCGGTCGCGGTCGTCTGGTCGATGGTGCCCGACGAGACGCCGCCTGCCATCGGCAGACCGCCCATGATGTTCTGCAGGTCGCCCTTGATGAGTTGCTCGCGCTGGATCGTGATGTTGCCCACGTTCGGATCGAGCGGCAGGTTCGTCACCTGGCCCGGATCCTCCACGATCCACTGAGCGCCGGGGTGGAACTCGAAGGCGTCGGGGTCATCGACATCGGAGCGGATCAGGGTGACCGGGTTGCCGTTCAGGCGGAGCGCGTCGAGGCCCTGGTTCTGGATCGTCCACAGCATCGACTGAAGCTGACCGAGCGCCTCGACCACCGAGATGCCGTCCATCTGGAAGGCGTCCGGCATCGCCGAGGTGACGACGAACGGCTTCCGTCCGTGACGGTAGGGGTTCGGGATGTCCTGCAGGACGACGCGGCGGTTGCCGATGGTGATCACGCGCTCGTCGGTCCAGTACTCCAGCACCTCGATCAGGCCCTTCGTCCTGTCCTGGTTGCGGAGGATCTGCTCGCGCTCCCCGTACCCGGTCTGGGCGGCGATGTTCTGCGTCTCCTTCACCTGATCGACGTGCTTGTACAGCCCCGCCTGCTCCATCTTCTTGAGCGCGTCGAAGGTCTGCCAGGAGCGGTCGATCACCCAGGCCGCGTCATCGACGTTGGTCGCCGACTCGGGCCGGAAGAAGTCGCGCACGTCGCGGACGGTCATCGTCGGCCCGTCGAAGATCGTCACGTCCTGCTCTTCCTCGGAGGTAGAGGGGAAGGTGTGGGTGACGTTGCCGAACTGGTCGAGGATCTGCGCCTCGACCGGAGTCAGCACCATCCTCTTCGTCTTCTTGGTGCGCCAGCCGATCTTGGCGACGGTCTTCCCGGCGACGAGATCCTGCTGCATGAAGGGCCGCTGCTTCATCGGGAAGTCGTCGTTGTCCATCGCCCACTGCAGCGCCTGCGATGCGATCTGGCCTCCACCGAGCCGGGCCATGATCACCTCCAGTGGCTCGAACGGCTGCGGCCTCGGCGTCACCGTCCACATCGGGTTCGGGTCGAGCATCGTCGCGATCATCCCCTCGATGGTCTGGAGGATGTACGGCGTCGTCAGGTTGGAGCGCCACTCGTCGCCCTCGTTGACCTTCAACTCCGCCATGCCGCGATAGGCGCGGTAGCGCCGCTCGACCTTGTCCACGTAGTTCTGCGAGAACTGCTCCGCAGACTCCTGCGCTGCCACGACCATCGACAACGCATCCCGGTACTCCAGGGTCGGCTCGTACGGATCTCGAAGGTCGTCAGCCACCGAGCGCGGACCGCAGCTTGTCGGTCTTCTGCGACTCCGACGAGAGGATCTTCTGCAGGTCGGCCTGGACCTTGTCGATCAGGTGTGAGCGCACGTCGTCCGGCTCCACCTCTCCCGCCTTGCGGAGCAGCGCGATGGCGTCTCTCACCATCGTCAGCGGATCCTCCTCCGCCACCTCTTCCTCGGCACCCTGCTCCTCTCCTGCGAGAGGCCCCTCGGCGAGGAGGTCGGTCGAGTTCATCCCGCCTCCGCCACCGAGCGCGGCAGCAAGCTGCTCGGGGACTCCGCCTCCGCCCATGTCCGGCGGTGGCCCCATGCCGGGGTCGGGAGCGCCCGGCGGTGGTCCCATCATGGCTGGATCCATCATCTGGCTCACGGTCACTCCTCAGTCTGGGGATCGCCCTGATCGTAGGGAAGTCGCAGGACGGCTCACTCCCACTCGTACCTTGCACGGTACTTCTTTCGGCGCTTCTTGACCTGCTTGCGGTGGTCGTGGGCGTGGTGCCCGTAGAGGCGGTAAAGCTCAAGCGCGAGGCAGAGCGCCATCACGCGGTCGTCGTTCGCTCCCGCCGCAGCCCTCGGCGAGGGCATCACGTCCTGCCTGACGAAGGTCTTGCATTCGAGGATCAACTCCAGCGGCATGAACGGCAGCGAGCGCTCGCGGATCCACTGCTCGGCCTGGTTGATGATCTGGGGCCGGGTCTTGTTCGTGATCGGGAAGCCGTAGGTGATGTGCTGCTTGAAGTCCGGCCTGTCCTCGATCCGGTGGCGGTAGAGCTTCGGGTAGGGCGGACGGCCTTTCCGCCCATCCCGAAGACTGAGGACGACAGGCTCGCCATAGCCGCCGCCCATCTCGGGCGCGATCCGCGCCGTGTTGAACATCCGACCGAGGAAGTGAAGCTGCTCGGCGAAGAGGTCGGGATCGATCTTGCAGTGGATCTCGGCGCATAGCTCGCCGTTGGTGAGATCGATCACGTAGCCGCAGGAGTAGTCGGTGCCGCGCCCGGTCGCGATGTCGGCGGAGAGCGCGTACTCGCGGCCCTGGATCGGCTGGCAGAAGAGCTTGATCCAGCCGTCCTTGGAGCGCACCACCGACGCCTTCTTGCCGTCCGTTTCCACGTGGAAACGGAAGCGGTACTCGGGCTTGCGCGGGTTCTCGCCGTAGTAGGTGAGCGCCTCGGTGTCGAACCAGCAGCCTGCCGTGCCGAGGAAGGCGTCGGCGGGGGTGAGCGGATACTGCTCGGCGCGGTCTGCTTCCGGCAGCGCCTTGGCGACCCGCATGTACCAGTTCGCATCGCGGTTGGGGTGGAAGTTCCAGGGTAGGAAGATCGTGTGGACACCCCGGTCATCCGCGTTCATCCAGAGGTCGTAGAAGGTGCCGCCGATCCCGTTCGCGGTGGAGACGATGATGATCTGGCCTCCGTCGGCGACGACGGGGATGAAGGCTTTCCACCCTTCCTCGGCGTAGGCGTGACGGGCATGCTCATCGAGGATGACGAGGGTGGCGACCTGCCCGTGCCCGGCCTTCGGGGTCGAGGGCATCGCGACGAGGGAGGAGATCTTGCCGTCTGGGAACTCCAAGACGATCTGGGTCGTTGGCCTCCCCTTGTGCGGACGAAGTACCGTGACTTCCATCCGTAGATGCTCGGGCAGGGACTCGAACAGGTCCCAGGCGCGTCCGATCAGGACCGACGCCTCCGTCTCGTTGATCGAGACGGCGAGCGCCTTGGTGCCCGGAGTCGAGAGGATCTTCCAGAGCGCGTAGCCGATGGCGATCCATGAGACGCCAAGCTGCCGCGCTTTCAGGGCCAGCGTGATCTGGTGGTCCATGAAGTCCTGCAGCACGTCGCCCTGCCAGGCCCAGCCCGAGTCGGGGCCGAAGTCGAACGTGAACTCCTCGCCTGTGCGGGAGTCGGTGGCGGAGGTGTGGCGGAGGAAGTAGCGCGGGTCGCGGATCGCCGCCTCGCGCTCTGCCTCCATCTCGCCGTAGCGGCGCTGCAGGATCTCGAAGGCTTCGCGCTGCTCCTGCTCCAGGTCAACCGTCGTCATTGGCGTCTAGACTACGGGCTTACACACACAGACGTGAGCCGGGGAGCCTTTGAGGTTCCCGTCGCCGCTACGCACTGGTGCCTCTATGGATCTCCCCGGCTCTCATCCGACTATCGGAGGTGACCCGATGAGATCGATTCTACTCGCGCTCGCAATAGTGATCGTGCTTGCGTTCGCCAGCACGGCAGGCGCAGACAACTACGGCACGAACTCGGCCCAGTACGCGAAGTCGAAGGCGATGGTGATGAAGACGTTCGGCCCGAA